CAATTTTGAGAATTTCGCGAACCTTTGCTGATTGAGGCTCGCTTAGTTTACTCCGCTGCTCGATATTGATACCTTGGACGCAACCTTCGTTGTAGAGTACAATCATTTTCCCGTTAGACTTGCTCGCTTTGAGAATCTCATCGATTTGGCTTACTTGAGCAGGCAATTCGATGCTTGCTTCAGTGAGTAGGTAATCCTTTTGAACTTTTATCTTTACTGCCATTGATTCACCTCATCCTTTTGAACTTAATAGCTTAGCTTTCTTTTACAACTGTACGGGGAGCGCCGCCTGCTGCGCCCTTTTGGGCTAGTTTCGGTGAGCTTTGCCCAGAAGGAGGTCTACCACCAGCATGTAATCCTCCACCTCCCTTGCCTCCACCTTTTCCTCCGCCCTTACCTCCACCGCCTTCCTCTGGAGGTTGTATACCTAACTTCTTCATTTCCTCTTGCGCCAGAGCCATTCCAATAAGTTTGGCCTTGGTTAGCTCAGTCTGCTCCTTGAAATACTTTTCCATCTCCTGCTTGGGGTTCTGGATGTCCAGCTTCTCAAAGCAGGTTTCCCAACTCAATGGGCAGTCAGGTGTCCTTTTGAGTTGGAGATATTTGAGCTGCTCCTGGGCAGCCGTGATCTTAAGCAACATGCTCGGCACGGAAATAAGCCGGAGTTTTTTGACCAGCCACTTGGCTCTTGTTAGCTTGTCATACATCGATGGAGTTTCTGGATAGTTCCCATTCAGCAACTCATCTGGAAGATGGCTTGGAACCATGTCGTCAGGATTGTAGTCAAACACCTCGCGTGCAATGTGATCCTCTCCCACATACTCAATGAGTCTGCACGTATCAAACCATTGAGGAATAAGGAACTTAACTCGTTCTCCTACGCGCTTGTTCGACTTCTCAAGACGCATGGCAATGCCTTTGCCAATAGGACCTATCGATTCTATTTGCTTGGTGGCATCGTCGCTATTCATGTTGATCTTTACGTTGGCTAGATTCCCTACATCGTTCAATCCAAGCTCGGCCAACAGAGCTTCGCGCAGGTATTTCAAAAATGTCCAGTTCTCATTTCCTACATTTACTTCATCAGGAAGTAAAGATTGGAAACTCTTTTTTGGTTCTCCTCCCGCTAGTCCAAGACGTACATCCTCTTCAAAAATATCAAAGTGCTCAATCTTTGAACCCCCATTGTTATCAAGGTCATATCCCATTGGAGGGTTAAGGCGAGCGGTAATGACTTGATCTACCTTCCGCTCATGCTTCCTAATCGTTGTCTCGATAGACGCTACATCCCCAACTAGCGATCTTCCTCCCGGCTCCCAGGGAACGTCGTCTACCGTGTACTGGATTACTGGGATTTTCGAGTCCCAGTCAAAAGCTGGCCCGTCGTACATTGGCCTGTCCAACCCTGCAGATGAAATGATGAGGCGTAAGTTTGGGTACACCCTGCAGTCCTCAGCCATTGCAGGGCGCATGTAAGGTTTACCATTCCTGATCCCTCCAAATATTTCTTGACCCACACTCGGAACTTTGTAAAACCATGTCGTCCCCGGATCGCCCATAGGCAACTCAAAGCCTGTATTGTTAATTCTCAAGTCCCTAATGAATGTGTATCTTATCTCTGAGTACAGATTACCGAACGACTTGCCTTGATCTTGTAATTCTCCATATCTGTAGGATGCCGCAAAGTCTTGACGCTGTGCCTGAATCATCGACTTATAGTTATTCATGCCTACCGTCTGGAGTTTTCCTTGAAATAATGGAAACCTTCCATGAGCTTCAGCAATAGGCATGTAGTCGTAGATCGTTACGGCATACGCATCCTGCACATCATTTGAACGAGCAGGAATCTGAACAGGCATTACGTCCAAGAGTCCTAGCGCATCAAAAACCATCTCTCTGGGACCATATCCGTACTCTGTCGCCCGTACTTTAGGCCACAGGTATCCTATACCCATTACCGTGGCGTATTGCAGAACCTTGAGGATTTGAATTGGAAAGTCAGACTCTAAATAAACTGCCTTTGATACTTTGGTAAGCATCTCAGCCATCGGCTTGTATGCTTTAACGTCACTCCCATAAGAGGCGATTTCACGTACTTCGGCAAGTGTCGTGACGAACTTATTTACCGCATACCGAAGGCCATTTGTGACGAGTAGAGATTTGGATTTATCTTTGAATATACCGTTGAAAACACGTAGGTTAGCTGAAAGATTCTTGTATGACTTTTGGCCCTCTAGCCATCCCTCGCTCTCTTGGATTTGGCTCTCAATCCAAGCTATTCTAGCGTTAGGAGAGGCGGAGAAGTCTGGTACCTGCCAATGCACCGTTTCCATGTTCGGATCAGAATACACTCATGATCGCTTTCCTCCCGGTACGCCACGTCAGCGTCTCTGCCGTGGACTAAATGCATTCTAAAGCAAATCTCCTTAACCGTCTATACCAATTTCCCTCGCATCTACAATAGGAAGAGAAATATCCTTAAATCGTTCATCTTTAAACACGTTTTTACGGTAGGTTTCCTGCGCCGCGAAATACTTTCCAAATGGCGTTCTTCCGATTTCCTTGTATCGCTCATCTGTCAATGGTTTTTCGATCTCTTTCCTGTCGAACCCTTTGCGCTCCATCCAATACCGAACTGTGCTCTCATGAGCCTCTCGTCTTGTCATCAGGAGAGGATTGGCTTGGTGGAGGATAGAGTCGTCAGCGATCTCTAACGGATCGGCCCATACTTCGTCGTCCGATTCATTCGATGTGACTTTTCCCTCAAACGGTCTGGTTGGTTCTTTCTTAGAAGGCAACAGGAGAGACCATCCAAATAGCGCATGGAGTATGCGTGTATTGATTATCTCAATGCCAAAGATTTTCACTTCATCTCCCAGTTCGCAAGTCCAGTGCCCATGAACTTGACTATGCGGATCATAAACCAAATCGTTCCTAGCGTATACAGTTTTTATTCCTTGCGATTTATCTGGACGGTCTCGCCTGCTTCCACAGCACCGGCAAGAAACGGATTCAAGTATCGCTCAGGATACGATTTTCTAATCCTATCCGAGAATGCTTTGTAAGCATTGTACGTCATTCTTCCAATTTTATTCATACGCTCATCCGTGAGTGGAAGATCGACTTCCTTCCTCTTGAAACCTTTCCTCTCCATAAAGATGCGAACGGTATTTTCGTGGCGCTGCTGCCTATCCATCAGCAACGGGTCTGTTCTGTTTGTTATGCCTTCTGCCGTTTGCCAAATTGGAGTGGGTAGAGGCTTGTCAGATATTTTCTCTTCAGGTGATTGCACTGATGGATAGATTGCAAAAGTGAACCACGGAGTCCGAAGGAACAATCCTTTGATCGTATCTTTTCTACTTACCTCAATCGTGAAGAATTTCATTTCCTCTCCCAGTTAGTGCCCTTGTTCATGAGCCTCGTTGTGATTGTATTCTTCTCTCGTCATTCTCCTTCTACCCTCCGCTTTATCCATGCGCTCAAGGTAGCGTTCCATGTAAACCTTGCCGTATTTGCTGTGAGAGTTTGCCATCAGATGATGGATATTCCCTCGTATTTCCTTGGCGTATTGACCCTCAATTTGTTCTCTTTCCTCGTCCTTCATGCGCTCTTTGGAACAATTGTACTGGCGTAAACGATCTGACCAAACCTCCGCTTCATGAGCGTTGTTGCAGACTACCTTACTGAATCCTTTCGACGCAGGGAAATTCTCAGGTAGGCCCATACGAATCTCACCCGCTGCATTGGTGAAGTAGACAATCTTCTTGTCCAGTTGGGCATTGCGGCTTGTCCAGCCCGTTAGATAGTCGCTTGCCTGTTGCGCATTGTCTTTCCTGCGTCCCCACCATTCACAGATGCGCTTCCACCAGTAAGCAAAGTCCTTTGGCTCACCGGGAATCTCCATCCATCTAGAAACGTCTCCTAACGTGATGGTGTAGGTTAACCACCACTCACCATCTCGGTAACTGGCTAGATAGGAACAGGAGCCGGATAGGGCAATGACTTGACGATCTGTGTCTGGAAGACGCTTCTCTACTTTACGCCATTTAGACATTTCTCTTATCCTCTTCAAATGCGTGGAATCCTACATACGATTGGGCCGCTGCTCTCATATATGAAGGATGATTAAAACAGCTTTCTTCTGATGTCGTCATTCCTATGTGCAGCGATATAGATTTCGGCTTATACCAACCTTCTTCTACTGCTGCCGTGAAACGATCCATCATCATCGGACCACTGAATCTTGTCGTATACCACCCGTCTCTTTTTATCCCCTTGGCGTTCACGGCTTTATAGAACCGCGTGAATCCCATGATCTTCAATAAATCCTGTACTGTATCGCCTGGTGCTTGTACCTGCTCGATCACAATCAGCGGTCCTCTGGAGTCTTTGCATTTCTCCCCATATTTATGGGCTATGTAGGCGATATTGGTTGCCAGTTTCCCACCCTGATTTAGTGAAGTATACTCGGCAACTTGTTCGTCTGGTTCGTCTCCGTTTCCTACGCGCATTACGGAAACTACTGACGGATTTTGATATATACCATCGCCAGTTTGGACTCCGATGCTGTAGTCGTATCCTTCGCGTGGTTGCTCGAAAAATACAATTCCTCCTATCGCACCACCGTTCGGTGAACTTTTTACTTCATCTGGAAGCATATCCCAAAGACGATTACTATTATGCGTTTCTGACAGCATCTTTGGAACGACCGCAGCCGTAGCTGCACCAATACCTAAAAACTTAAAAAATGACCGTCTGTTCATGCTCATTCATCCTCTCCCACTGATATTGAGTTCAAGTTGCAGCGCCCTTGGTTTGGGTCAGCCTTCCGCTTCTTAGGTAAAGCATACCTTTTCTGTGATCTTTGAGCAAGATCATCCAAGTCATGAGTTGTGAAATAGCTCTGTGCTGAAGCTCTCACTCTATCGTCAAACTGTCCACTCCTGTGCTCCATCTTGGATTTGCTTCCTGTGATATGCCTTTCCAGAGTTTTACATTCCTCAATCAACCATTTGGATTTAGGGATGTACCATCCTCCGTTCACAGCCTCCACAAAGCGCGTCATGAGAATAGGTACGCTCCATGAGGTTGAGTACCAACCTTCTTTATGCTTGGAATCGTCCTTAATCTTCTTCGAGTCGTAGCGCCTTGGGGCATGGTGGTAGTTAAACCCCATAATCTTCAATTGGTTCTGACAGGTATCTCCCGGTCCCCTGATCTGCTCAATAGCAAATTTTACCCCTCTTTGATCCTTTGTCTTCTGGCCATACCATGTTGCCATGCAAGCCACAAACGGGACCATTTGAGCGGGATTCATCCTGCGGCTGGTAAGCTCACAAGCCTGCTGATCGTAGTTCGATCCAGTACCAATCTTGGAGATCGAAGCACAGGCTCTTTCTTCGTCTTCTTTATCGAGACCATCAGCCGTATCTACACCACAAGCATAGTCATATCCTGCTTTTGGTGGTTCGTAGACTAATAGCTTATCAAAAGTATCCTTTTCAATTTCTTCATTGATCGGGAGCAGTGGAATCATGTCCCAGTTGTATTCCTCGCCGCGATGCGACTTCCATGAAATCGAGAGGACTGACTTTTGCCTGTCTATAATTGACTCGTCAGGATAAAAGGATTCATCTATTGAATGTCCGGTAATTGCGTAGGCTTGCATTGGTTCCCTACGTACTTTGGCTTCTATTCCTGTCGATCTTTCGGTAATGATTTCATAAACATTATCCTCTACCTCAGCCATCACTTCAGGATCGAACACTGTGTCATGGACGCCGGTAAGAGCTTCGTAGTCGTCTGCTGGCATCTGGGCAAGCCATGTTTTCTGGCTATGGTTCCCTACAGCTTCAAGATAGTTGAATTCCCAGAACCATTGCTGCTCAATCGGCATACGCCAATTAGCTCCAGCTACCTTGGCAAGATAGGGAGTATTACGAACATAGGACTCACAGCGCGTTACATGCTTGCGTGTTGTCTCATTCGGTCTCCAGCTATTTTCAATAGGATACTTACGAATCCAGTCTGGTTGAGGATAAATCTCTGGACACATCGGCCATGGAATGAATATAGGGCAAAGGCGAGATTGACCTTTTGGCCAACTTTCTTTTCTTGTTCTCCACGTATCCGCTAACCATCCTGTGTTACCGCCGCCTGTACCTTCAAACACCATGAATAGGTTCTTAGATGAGTGAGTGGCGCGTAATAGACCTTCTTCGATGACCTTCTTGGCGTCGGGGATGTCTGCGATCTCGGAAATGTGGATACAGGTCGGGGTCCAGCCCTGTGCGATGCCGGTAGCCTGCATACCAGATTGCACAGAAAGAATAGAACCATTAGAAAATGACTTTTTAGGAGTCCTAAGAGGAACTAGCCAATATGGACAACGATCATAAGATGTATCCAGAATGCGCCCGATCAACTGCGATGATTCCGCCTTGACGGATGCCATGACAGCCTGCGTATGGGGGATAAACAGCATACGGCGGATAAATTTCAATGCCGTCCAAGATGTAACTCCTAGTTGACGACCTTTCAAAATGAGCAATTCAATAGATACTTGCTGCTCATCGAAATCGGAAATTACTGCGTCAAGAATGCGCTGCGATAGCCTCGGCTGATATTTGTAAATCTGTCCTGCCTCGTTACACACATAAGCGAAGCGGCTCTCCCAGTAATTACTATCGAGGCCACAGAGCACCATCTCATTTTCTATAAATCTCTTTATATCCGCCTTGCGCTTAGCTGTCATAGGCGCAATTGATTTGATCCATGTACTCTTGGAGTTGCTATCAAACTTGACAATAGAATTCATCATCTCCTTGAACTTTTCTACTTCTTCAAGGGCGTGATATTGAGGCATCCACCCGTTCTGGGCCGCAAACAGGTTTAGTCTTTGCTCGATAACTTTGCGGCTATACATATCTCACCTATTTATTGTTGGCTTGCCTCTCGGCACCCATGCCGGAATTATGCTGGTAACGCGCCTCAGATAGGTAGCATCTGAATCATCCATCTGCTCCAATAAATCCTCAACGCTATCAAATATCTGCTGTCCATCGAAAGATATGAATGAAGCCTGCAATGTATCGTAAAAGCAGAATTCTCGCGGCCATTCTGGATCGTTCTCATCCAGAGCTATTTGCTTGCCAAGATCGATGAACCTAATCATCTTCTTCGTCCTCTTTCTTTATGGAGCCTACCATTGCACTTTCAAGAACTTTGATCTGCTTCTCTATCTCAGTCTTCAAATCTTCTGTCTTGCTGAGATTATACTTTGCTGTGTCAAGTATCCTTTTAAGCGGTGCATTTCCGTCCAAAAGCATCTTGACTACCGCGCCTATTTTATCTGCTTTCTGCCAACCATATTGGATATTCAGTCCTGACGCCTTCTCAAATTCTTCTACTTTTTTGTATAGCTCGTTGTAGCTGTTTTCGTAATAGGCGTCTTTTATTCGCGCTGAACCTAGCTTGTATCCTTCGTCTTTCGCAGCACTGAGAGCCGCAGCGTCGGCTTTTGATTGCTTGTTTGAAACGGCGTAAATCAACGCTGTCAGCATCGTCATTGACATCGGCAACGGATCAAGTTTCGGACAAGGAACAACGCATTTCAGCCTGTTCTTTTGAGCAACGTACATACCCCAAGTTGCAGGGAGTTCACCGGGCTTTACGATGTCTTTGTTTGGCACTACCAGTGCCCAGTAGTCGCAATACCGCATAATCGATTCGGCTTTTTCCGGTTGCTTTAATTCATGTAGCCAGTCGGAGCGTGAGACCTTCATTTCAAAACCCCAAATAGCCTTGCCACGGCTGCGGTACAGGCTCACAGCGATTGCGTCTGCTGTCCTGTGGCCATCGAATCCTGTGGCGTCTCTGACCTCTTCCAGAGTAATGTATGCGGGTGGAGAGAATGTGCCTTGAAGGCGCAAATATAGATCGTGGGCAGCTAATTTTGCTCCAGCTTCTAGTTCCTCATCCTGCACAACTTCAGGGCCGACTAATTCTTCATAAGTAAGCTCAGCCATTACCCCTCCAGCAATTTCTGTCTAATCGGCACAAGTTTGTCTTGTACCTCATTGGCACTTGGGAACAGTTCATCATAGCTATCGCTGCTATCAAATACAGCCGCAGGAGTGCTTGGCTCATCATCTTCCTTATCCCCACCCCCGCTCCCACCACTTCCAAATACCGCCTTACCAATGAACGTTGGACCCTTGGCAGATGGTAACGCGCCAACCATAATATCCAGTTGCGTCCTGTCGCGCTCCCCTGACGCCATTTTCCCCCACTTAACTCTGGCTCTTGTGATCTTGGGGTGATTTGTAACAGCTATGATTCTGCTTGTGTTGGCCGATTGTGAGGCTAGAGCTAAGGTGATTGACCCTAACAGATGAGTCATATTCACCTTTGCCGCAAGAGCTACAGCCTCCCACGGCACACGCTCACGGTCGCCTATGGGTATGCTGTCATATTTCTTTAGGAACGCTCCTATAACCTCATCCTGCGCCGCAAAACGCATTGCGCCGAGAACGGATTTTAACCCGCCCTCGGCGTTCTTGAGCAATGGAGTGATTTGGGGAGCCGAAGCTAACGATTCAGGCTTGATCTTCAACCTTTGCAGTGCCTGTTCCGCCCTCTTCTTCTCTGACGGGAGTTTCGGAACTGGCATCAGGGACTTCGGTTTTCTTGACTTCTTTGGGGTGGTCTCGGAGCCATTTTCTGGTTCGCTCTCCGACAAAACCTTCTGGTTCTTCGTCGATGCTTGGGTCGATGGCTTCCCCTGCTGTTCTTCGCCATGTCCCTTGGAGCTTTCGTTCTCTGTCTTCGGCGGATTCGACACGACTAACGACGACTTCCTTTTGTTCTCTCTGACTTGGCCAGTATCGTTCTCCTGCTCGTTTGGCTTCTTCACGTAGACCCTCAATGGCTTTCACAATTAACTCAAAGGATAGCACAAGCCGTTCTTCCTGATCTTCAGTCATTGCTGGGGTTTCCTTTTTGGGTTAAGCCATTCGTCTTTCTTGATAGGGCAAAGCTCAGGTGCAATTTTGTGCATCCCGCGCTTACCAGCCTCGCCACAAATACGCTCACATTCCTTCTGCTTTTCTTCAGGCGTCATGTTGATTCCTCTCCCGCCGTTGTCCGGTTACTTATAGGTCTCATTGTCGTTGCCTCAAGCCGAACTTCCAGCTTGCATCTGCACGGCGGGCACCCCGGAAGGGTCTTTTGTCGAAAATTCTATTCTGTTACCGCAGCGACAACAGCCGTTCTGCGAGTATACTTCCGCTTTGTCCGTGCGCCCGATTCAGGCTCATCGCCCTTATCCTCTCCCTCAACTGGCTCCGGTTTCTCATCCGGCTCCAAGTTGTTCTCAACTGTCCGTTCGCGAACCTCGTCCAAGTTTGGCTCCAGTGGAATCTCAATCTCTTCGTCAATCTCGACAGGTTCTACGTCCTCTGGCGGGAAGGCATCAGATTCGGGAGCCTTAACTTCTGGAGATTGGGAGATTGGAACTTCCATCTCGACTTCTGAAATCCTGACGGCGTGCAGTTTCAGCTTGATCGTGACTGTTCCTGCGTATCCACCGCTGTATCCGTCCGTTGCTCTCAAATTGCAATCGGTAGAAAGTCGCTTCTTGATTTGTGCAAGGACATCGGCTACAACTTCGTTACCGCCAAGCGGATTCGTGTAATTCGTCACTTCTGCCATCAAAATTCTCCTTCTTCCTTCTTTGCTTTCTTTGGTTTACGCCGTCCGCCTGACTTGCCTTCGGCCTCGTACTTAGTTCGCAGTTGCTCAAACTTAGCCAAAGTAGCTTCTTGCGGAATGATACCACCAGCCTCGACGGATTGTATTGTCCTGCGGCTCACTCCAATCAATTCCGATAGGAACTTCTGCGATAAGTTGTTGGATTCTCTGAACTTATGCCATTCGCGTCCATACCTAAGTTTTTCTTTGTCTGCGCTTGGATCACGCTTTGGTCGAGCCATTAGTCCTCCTTGTTGCTCTCATCACTTCAGGCATCATCGCAACAATCACTTCCGCAGTTTTCTTGGAATTGTCGTACATTATGTCCAGCCAGCGCTTGACAGCCCAATCCGGGTCGAGAGATGGGAAACGTTTCTTGGCTTCCGCTTTGATTAGGTCTTCGTGTTCTATACGTATTTCCAATCCGGTCGTCATATTTTTCACCTTAAGTGTTTTCTTGCGCCCTGTCAAGCATCTTTTTCTTTGAGTATCGTGCTTGCTCCCGTTTTCTACGATCTTGTAGGCACCCTGTACATAGGGTTCTCAATACCTGCGCCTGCTCCACGTCGCAATCTTGACAGAGGCCGGATTCTTTGAGTTTGATCTTCCTGCGGCGTCATTGAATTTCCTCCGATGCTTTACCTGCTTCTTCCTTCTCTTTGACTAAATCATCCTTTAATTCCTTCCACAGCGGCTCCATATTTATCCTCTGCTTGCCGGGATACCAGCACGATGGTCCTTCCGCCTTCAGGACGACGTTAAGAGCGTCTATAGCGGCTCCTACTTTATCTGACAGTTCGCCTTCATCCGCCAGATCGTCTTCCCACTCGCTGCCGTCGAGTTGATGCAGGTAGTGAGGTTCACAGATAACGACGTGCATCTCAGGTTCCTCGCCGCGCTTTGTGGCCTCTTCCAACTGCCAGTACATTTCGTCAAGGAGTTGCTCTTTATCCCAAAAATACTTATCTCTGTCATCGTCGCAGGTTGGCGTATCTCCGTCCCAATCGGCGATAGGAAGAGCGTAATACTTGTCACAGTCGATCTTCGCTTGGCAGGAATCGCAGCGTGTTTCTCCTTGCCTCATAATCTTTCCGCAAGCGCATTTTTGGTGCGTGCATCCTGACCACCGTGCGCCATGCTCACTACTCTTGTTGTCTCCGGGATAGAAGTGTCCTAGTCGCGATTTCCATCCGGGCATATCTACGCGAGTAGCCGCTTCGGGTGAGTCGTACATGACTACCTTTTCGTCGTCTCTCATAATTCCTCTCCCTTAAAAACCATCAAAGCAGTTTCTTTCCATGCGGTTGTGGTAGAACTGGCGGCAAAGTGCGGTCCAATAATGCGCGACAAAATATAGCGTGTCTCGTGGATAAATACTCCTTTTTCTGCCGCACTATAGATTGCCGTCGCCTTCGGATACTTGTTCTTTATGCACTCTTTGGCGTCTTTGATTGTCATTTTATCTCTCCCACTACCGCACGGTATTCCGTTATCCTATATTTCCAGCGCCAACCTTTTAAGGTTTCTAGTTTCCTGTCGGCTGTCTCTTTTTTCTTCCATACCTGCCAAGGACTGCTCACACGCCACGTCTTCCCGCCGTCAAGAGACTCCTCTAGTATCCAGATGGGAGGCATCACAAATACTTGTCTCGCAGATCGCGCATCCAAAAGATTTGCTTCGTTGAAACATTGACGTGTGCGCTTCCCATCAACAGAACAAATTCGCGTTCCTTTTGGCTCATCTTCGACAATGAATCTATGAGCATATCGGCTATTCTCATAGCCTCCGCTTGCCGTTCATCTGCCATCAGTGTGCAGTCAGATAAATCATGATAACTCATACGTGAAAATCCTCTCTCTCGGTTTCGTATGAAAGCATAAGAGGGTGCTTCGGATGCCTGTCTTTGCGCAGTCCAAGGCATCTTACGGGAACTATCGTGGCTCCGTCCTCAGATAAGTCTACCCTCAAGACAAAATCTATCCTCGACTTTATGTATAAGTCGTACTGAGCGCATCCCCATGCACAGATAAGTTCGCTACAATCCTTGATTGTCTGGATAATCCAGTAATCGTTCATCGGTCCAATCGCCGCCGCGTAGCCCATGCGCGTTACAGTCTTAGGGTCTCGTGACCGGATAGCATATAGATTCACTACAACCATGCGCCCGTAGCCCCATCGCTTAGAGAATCCGATACATTTCCTAATTGTGGCATCATTTTGGTTGGCATCAGCCGTCGAAGGATTGAACATGAGCCATCCCACGCAGGGACCGTCAGACCACTGGCGAGTAAGCGTATATCGGTACATGCCGTCATTGGATATTTCCGCTCCGCTGCTGTTGGTTTCCTCGAAGAGATTATTCATCGTAGGTAATCCTCCAGTGTCCGAAGGTTGCTCTCTCCAGACTTCATGGCTTTATACCAATCAGTCCGTTCTATTTTAAGAAAATCCTTAAATGTACAGTCAAAAGCATCCGCAAAGTCTCTGTAGTCCCTCATCCTCTGCTGGCTGCGCGTAACCTTTGGTGGCTTGGGACTTGCTTCTTTCATTGCCGCAATGCCAGCCTTAGTCACTGAGCAGTTGAAATACGGAAGCCATTGAGTAGTGGCGTGCTGTTGCATGTATCCTAGCGCTACTAATTCTTTGCACGTCTCCTCATCCTTAGCTCCAGCGCAAAAGTGGTTGCGATAGTATGGATAATTCTCTGGACCCGGCTTGGTTTCAGGATGGTCATTCAGACCGAATTGGTTACAGCCTAGCGAGTGCTGGAGAATATGGAGTTGTGATGGAGTCATTTGTTCTTCTCCTCAATCTTCCACATTGCTAATTACCAAGTGAATACCAAACAACCAGAACTGCCAGTACCAATAACCAGAGATGTTTCTGCGAAGATGCGTGAATCCAATCATAGAGCCATCGGATTTTGACCTGAAAATATTGTAGCTCATTCGTCCACCTTCTCCCTCTCTTGCCAGTTCCCCACTATCGTTTCTGCGCTCAACGGCTGCGATACATGACTTAACGGACGTTCATGCACACGGCATCCGGGGTCCCATGAAATATAAGTTACTCCGTCCTTTTCCCATGCCTTCCCTTCGTTCCGACAGCTACATACCGGAGTCCTATCAGTGCTCATTTCTCCTCCACTGGCTTTGCCGGGGCCAAACGGTACTCCTCTTCTGGGTATCGTAGCGGTGCCCGTTCTAGCGCTAGTTTTGCGTACCTTTTAGACACTGGCCTTGCCTGTCTGGTCCAGTACGTTCGCCGCCAGTGGCCACTTTTCTTGATCTGCACAATGTAAAGAATTGTCTCGGTCGCCATTACTGCCTCCCTGATGTTAGGCGATACTTCCACGGCCAATGCCAACCCCACTCAAACCACGAAGAATATTTTGGCGTTGCTTCACCCTTCGTGCGATAGCCAAAGCGAATGCTGCGGCGCTTTTTAGGAGAGTAGTGAGAAATCAGGAATACCCAAACCTGATCGCTTTGAAGACTGTGAGCCATAAGCCCGAATGTCCAGTTGCCTACTTCCTTGAAGAATCCACCTCTTACAGATGCGGGTACAACAATCCTAATTCCCATTATTGCCTCCTTAGAGTAGGTCTTTCATCACCTTTTTAGGTACATTATCGATCTCAGGTGGCGGAGCATCTGGATTAAACACCAGACGCTTCATATAGGTTCCACTCGCATAAGCGTTCCACGAAACCACAACATAGTAATACATAGCTGGAGGAGTCAGCTTTGTAGATGCTTCCCTTTGTCCTGCAATCAGGCGAGCGCGAAGGATATAGATAGGATCATCTTCCTTCAACTCCAAGCCGGATTGAAGGCGAGTGAAGAACTCATCAGCTTTCTTCTCATCCACTAAAGAGAAAATATAGTGGAGTCCGATTGCCATACCAGCCGGAACCAACAGACCTCCGGGACGCGCCTTGAGCATACCGTAGAATTTCACGGAACTTATGATCCCGCGATTCTTGTCCAAGGTCGCCTCAAGCAGCGGCTTCGTGGCGATCTGCCCACGCCGAAGGTCACGTCTCTGAATCTCTCCCCTTGCATAAATCCAGAGAAACCTTAGTCCCGCAGAAAGCAATCCAGAACTAGCTTCACCTTTGATGTGCAAAACGTCAGCAAGTGATCGGGTGTTGCAGTCGTCGATGGTGTCAAAATACTCATCTGGAACACCCCAAGTAATCGTCGTCACAAAGGGTTTTCCGACGCGAACACATGCGGTCAACCTGTGTTGACCATCGAGTAGTTGCCCACTGGTTCCGAATACCAACCCTTTCCCATTATCCACCCAACGACCAGCGGACATCTCTTGGGCGTATTTAGCCACGGCATTCTCTGAAATTGGACGATTCTTGCTGCGCTTGGTATCAAGCCAAAGACGGGCTTCTTCTGGTGTGACTGTAGTATGCTTTGTGTACATGATTTGTCCTCTCCCAAAGACGTATTACTTACTTCCTCGGATACATCTCCGACATATACTTCTGAAACCTTACACTTGATGCTCTAACGGCTTTACCGTATTCCTCTTCCTGCTCCGCCGTTATATCCAAGGTTCCATCTTCTTTGCGCGGAATATGCTGTTTGTAGAATTTTATTCCGCCCTCGTGAGCGTTTCTTACTCCGCGCCGATGAACATAAACCTTATAGTTCTTGTCGCTCGGCTCAATCGACACTACATCTCCATACTTGGCATCTTCTGGAGCTTCCGCCGATTCTTTCACAAGCCGGAAAAAGTCTTTCCAATGAAGAGAGCCGCAATAGCTACACACTCTATCTCCATTTGACTTGAACTTTTGCCAACTATCCTTACCTTCCTCGCGGTCGCTGTGGACGGGGATGTTACCAACATAGGTATCGAATCTCCTGCCGCACGTCATAGGCTCAGGAAGCGTGTCTACGAGCGTGCTGAAGGCTGGCTCCTCTTCAATGAGGCCATCACACCCCGAAGTTTGACATGACGCACCTAGTACGTCTCCTGTGCGACTGGTGAGGCATTTCTTACAGTGTAGGTACATTGTTTGGCTCCTTGAACTTTCTTCCTGCGGCCTCTACTAATTCATCCACTTGCCGCTCTCGTTCTCTGCACTCTTCTTCTGTTTCCGGGTGAGGACCTAAGCGCGGCGGCATGTTGAGGCGAGCTTCAATTGCATCCAAGCGTCTCAAAACGTCGATTTGAAAATCATGTTGGTCGTACATCATTGCCCCCAATCAAATACTTCCTGTTGTAATCGTTTCGCTGCTGATTCCGCGTATTTCTCCTCGCGCTCCACTCCGACAGCTGATAACCCTAATGCTTTAGCCGAAACGATAAAAGTACCGCTTCCCATGTACGGATCAAGAACTGATTCCACGTCATTTGGGCATTGTGTTATCGCCCATTTTCCTAAACTTAGCGGCTTCTGTGTTGGATGGAATCGATACTCTGGGTTCTCTTTCAGCATACCGTTCCACATGTAGTGAAAAATACGAACCGCCTTGTCCAGATTCGTCCATGCCAACTCGCAATCTGCGAAATCATTTGCTCCGTTTACTTTGTCCCATACCAGCCAGCACTTTGACGGCGGAAGCACAAAGTAGTTACCGCCAAAGATGATCTGATACTTCGTCAAGTCCCGCAAGCGAATCAGGTCAAAATCTGATGGTGGTTGATCGTCCCAATCGCTCGTACCGTAATCCTTTGCCTTTGCCAGTTTCGTTCTGGACTTGTTCTTTCCTTTCGCCTCAGAAATGCCATAAGGAGGATCGCAAAGGAGCAAATGGCTGCGTAGTGTTTCATCGTCCAGTTCCCGCCAGTCGCAATTAAAAATCTTTACGTTGGCCTTTTCGTCAAAGAAGTAAGGTTTCACTGTGGAAACTCTCTCATGCGGCGCAGGATATGTCAATGTTTTTCTGCGCTCTTTTTTCCTTCCTGTTCCCCACGGTGGATAATAATCATTCCTTTCCCTTTACAGTATCCACACTCTGCAAAACGACTCTGGAAAGGATTGGAAGGCTCATTGGCGTGGTCGTCTGTTCCCGATCCTTGGCAGAGTGGGCACATCCTTTTGGTCGGCTCAGGAGTGCTATAAGCACGAAGAATCTCAGCAGCCTTTCTCACTCCGCCAACACGATTGATTTCTACCGTACAAGCGTTCCATTCCTCGCCAAAATCGGTACTCGGTACTTCCGGCTCCAAATGCCTATACTTATTGCCTAATTTTGTAGGCTCTTCTCCGTCAGCCGTGGCGTCTAGCTCGTGGGCGAAATCATGTACCGACGTGTCGATGATGTACTTCATGGCGTCGGCTTGCTCTCTGGTAAACGTGCGCCCCATCAGCGCCCCGCCGAGAGTTGCATCGAATACCGGCTCCGGGGCATCGTACATGTGGCGCTGCCACCTGTCGATGACAACGCGAAATATCCCTCCATTTCCAGAGTCCTGATATGGAAGATCGTTCGTCAATGCATCCATTTGCTCTTCTGTTGGAACCTGTGGATGTTCCGACTGCCAGCGAATTGCAGCTTTAAGTATTGCATTCACCCCCGGCCAGCGCATATCGCTCCGTAGTGCGGCGCTCATATCAGCGTTAATCACCGCAGTCGCCGCATCTAGCATCTCTTCCGGTACCACATATCGCTTCTCGCTCATTTGGATACCTTTCTTTTCGGTGTTACCGTGTAGTGCTCTTTCTGCCAGCGCAGAAACGTTTCCAGAATCGACTTAACAGCATCCATCGACAAATCATGGTAGCTGTCCCGGTATGCCACATCCAGACCTGCTTCCGGTACTACAATAGGCTTCTCTTTCATTCGAGTTCTCCTAAAGAACTTCATCAAAGATTTTGAATCCGCGCAGATAGAGCGCGTCAAGCGCCAACATCCTCACTTGCGCCGAATCTGGCATAGAGTCTTGTTCGTTGCTGTTAAGCATTTTTAGGAGTTGGCGGTTTTTCAGAGGCTTATGCCGGAGTACTGCTTTCGCTTCATCGGTTAGAGTCTCAAGCAACAACTTGTCTTTCGACGCGATAGTTACTACTCTTTTCTTTCTGCTCATGGATTCTCCTTCAATGCCTCTTCAATTTCCTTGGCCCACTTCTCCACCATCGCCCGGCCGACTACATCGAACCTGCCAGCGATGAAGAACATTCGCATCCGATCCACCACGGCCTGTATCTTCTTGGCGTTCATTGAGAATCGCTAACCGGCTCGTAGGTAGCCTTAAAGATTTGATCTTTGCAGGGATACTTCTCTCCAACCACCCCGGTAATTACCCAATCGCCGGGGCAAACGATATGACCACCTTCAAGTGTGTCGATCCATCCATGCTCGTGCATCCTTACGCTGCAATGTTTGCATAGCGTTTCACCTGACATATCTGGACGCCGAAAATAACGAACCACCTGACCTTCCCAACCCATTTCCCGCGCATCTACTCCAGTCCATGTTCGCGGTTGATTATTCTCGAATCCAATAACTTCATTGCCATAGTCGTTTGGGTGATCGCCATTCTTAAACCATTGAGTAGCTTCGATAACTACCGGTTTTTTACGGAACTTCGCCATTGTCCGACACTCCCCTTCTTTTAGTATTACGGTTCGCGTGTGATTCCTTGGTTACATGCAATGGCAGCATTGGCTGTCATTGTACATTCTCTCAGCTTACGAATCGCAACAGTTTTGTCTGGCCCATCGGGGACCAGTTCGTTAATGGTGTTGGCGAAAATCCGGGCATCGCTGCGCAGTTTTTCGTAGGCTACCAATTGCTCATGGTTAGGAGCGTGATAGGTGAACCAGTTATCTAGAATCGATTGTGCAATCATTGTTTGCTCCTTTTCTTTGGTAAAGTCCCAAGGCCACTCAGCAGTTTCCATAAACACAAACGGTGGACCGCTGTTAAAGTAGGGCGATGGTTTATCAGGGTACTCCTTAGAAAAATATCCTGTCGCGATCTCTACTTTCCCATCGACAAGATGAAGCCAAGAGCCGTCAGGATACTCAGGTGTATGCTTCATGCACCTATCCTCAATCGTGAAGTCTTTGCCTGTCGCTCGGTCAATGCCCATTACTTATCCTCCAGCGCCTTATAGCATTGATCTGCAATTTCCTGCGCCAAATCGGTAGAACTGTTGCCGTACTGATAACTGCGCAAGGCATGATACGCAATCGAAACTACATTCTTCAATTCCTGTATTCTTTCTCTTTGGTTATCTAAGTCAACTATGTACCGCATAGAGCGATCCTGATGACCAGAAAGGTTAGCCTTACACGTCGCGAGTTCCTCTTCAATGTTCATTCCGCTCCCTTATGCTCTGTAGATCGACGCCAGCAGTTTCACAAAAGCGTTAAGCCCTTCCTGTGTGTCGATGTGGTAAATCCCAACAGCAAACCCATGACAGTATTCCAAGGGTGAAGGACAGCCACAGTGCCCTTCCACGCGAACCTGTGTGCCCCAAGTCTCATGAAACTCTTCCGCCTTGTCTGGAGGGATTCCTGGCCCTTTGGCGGCATAGTAGTACCAGCGCCGCTCGAATACCCATCCGTGCTTTGCGGCAAAGATTGAGCACGGAACTTCTTTATAGCAACCGTTCCCCGCCTTCCTTGTACACTCGTTCTCCATGTAATTACCGTGGTCTATGTTGTCGGGGTCTAAGATACCAGCCTCAATCAATTCCGCCCGAACCGCCGCATCGACTTCCTCAAACACAGGCTTAAGTTTGGTTTCAGGATAGTTCTCTGCCGCACCATTACAGGTTCTTCGTGCCAGATTCGGGAAAACATGCGCTTCTAGATTCGTTCTCGCCGCAATTCCGTTACTTGGATTCAGTCCCATATTCCTCTCCCTTATTCTCAAAAGATCAGCGTTCGTATGCGCCACATCGCCTGAATCTGGTTCTTAGCTTGTACGGTATGGAATATCTCAGAGAAGTATTTCTTGAGACTGTCTTCGCTGATTCCCATGCGCTCCTTGATTTCTTCACGGTCGCATCCCTGTGAAATAAAGAACGCTACCATCTGAGCGCGAGGGCGCATTTTGCTCAAGCCGTCCATCACTTCACTTCTCCCACGGCGCACAGCTTGAACGTCAGCGCCCACACGAAGGGATTTGCGTCCCACGCATCCCAATCTTCCCCCGGTTTGTTTTTACCGTTGATGGATTGCCATAATGAAGAGAAAGATTGTTGAGCGCTGGATAGATAGCAATCCTCAAAGTAGTTCCACCATGTCGATATACTGCGCTGCTTAACGCCTTCCGCCTTGGCGTCCTCTTCGCTGATGTCCTGCAAACGCTGCACACGCACATCAGTAAGCTCCAGCCAAGTTCGCGCGTAGTGCTTTGCCATAAACATGGCCGTCAGGCGCTTCTGTCCCGGCAGAGTAGACCTAGCCCCATCCATGTAGTAACCGGCAAGCTCTGGAGGATCGAACGCTTTATCAATGATTACGCCCTCTTTGATGTAGAGTTTATCGCCGGGTATACCGTGTGGACATGTAAATGTTGGACTCTTTTCGCCGCCATTAAACCACTGAAACCACTCGTATGGATAATCCTCCGACTCTTCAACATCTCCCCATATCGGACCAGTCATAGGTTGCGGCTTAATCACGCGCCGCGTTTGGACTTTACGGCCTTCGCGGATAGCTCTGATATTGTCCGGCGTAAACAGGATTCCAGTCTCCTTCATCATGTTGGCCTCTTCCTCTGAGCCGCCGTCATACCATCCGCTCATTTCACCCTCCAGACCCGGTAATCGCCGTTGTCGAGTCTCCTTACCTCATGCTCATGGCCGTGGTCAATCCCCCACATTGCGATCTCAATATACGTCGGAAACTTCGCTTCGGGAATTACAAACGAATCGCTAGGTTGCAGGGCGATCAATTCAGGGAAGATTATCTCCAGCCCCTCGCCGACCTTCTTTTCTTTCGGAATCGGTATTCCATGCTCAATCGTTTCGCTCATAGCCAGCCTTCCTTCTTACACCAGTAGAATACAGCGGTTGCAAACACGGCCATTACAGACCCGTAGATGATGAATTCGGTCCAGTCCTGCGCCGCAACAGGAACCTCATCGATATGGTCACGGTGACGTTTAATATCAGCCACGCATTTAGAAGCAAATGCACGGTCTGCAGCCGCTCTCCATCTCGCCTCTATTTTTGCAAAAGTAATAATCATTTTCCTCCCCTTACCTCCATAAATATACGCAATGATTCAATTCTTTCCGTTTCCCTTTGTTGCTCTATCGGGGAATTATGCTCCTTTACTTTTTTCATACACGCGGGATCAGCGCACGTCATTTTACCGCTAAAAATATCCTTCTTGTTCCACATTGTTTCACCCTTCTCATGCCCTCCAAACATCTTGCCGCACATCGGACATGGAAGCCAGAAATACCCGCCTAACGATGCCTTAAGTTTCTCAATCGCTGAAATTCTCATTTTTTCCTCTCCCATTTCTCCGCCCGATTGTGCATCCCCTTCGTTACCCTCAGTGGAGTTTGCTGCTCCTGAACTTGAGCTTGAATCTGTGCCTGTGAAATAGCTTTAAGCATCTCACGCTTATCTTTGGGCATCTGTGTCTCTAGAAACGCAATTGCAGACTCGTCATTAGATAGCCTGTGAAGTAGTAATCCCCAATCCTTCTGAGCTTGTGCAGTGCGCTCAATCTCCGCCTTCTGTGCCAACGCTTGTGCCTGCCGGTCTGAGGATAGCTCTGAGTGTATCGAGAAATATACTCCCGAAGTCGTTCCCACAATGCCCACCCATAGAGCGATGGTGCTAAGGTTGGTGGTCATACTTTCTCCTCTTCCCCTTTATTGGTATTCGCTGGCAACCTCTCCAAGATTCTCGCAATCGCCTCACAAAGTATCTGGCTGTGCATATCAACCGGCTCATTCGTTCCAGCGTGATGAAATCGCATCCAATTACGCAATTCTTGCGCAAGCACCCAGTTTTCCCAGTCCCGCAATGGTTTAGCCATTCGTCCCCCACGCTCCCACCGTCTCCCGGTAATCAAGACTCCCATCCCGCATCTGCCGGTAAATATCCACCACGTCCATATCAGGATAAATAAACGTGTGCGCCAACTTTGCAATTTCAGGAGTCGCATCCGAAACGTGGCCAGTCACGATATTCCGGTACGTGTACCGATACGACCACCCGTCTGACGGCAAACAAAACAGCGCCTCCCCCGGATAAATAACCCCTCCCGGAAATACCCACCCTCTAGGCGGTAGCACGTAAATCTTCCGCGCAACCTCAGCCGCCGCAAAGCCGCCCAATAAACTCAAAAATCCGCGCCGTGAAATCATTTCTTACTCCACACCGTAATCTTTACTAACTTTTGCATCGAGGATAAATTTAGGTACGTTCTCAGTGTTTAGAAATTCAATTCCAAACAATCTACCGTCCGTATCAAAGTCAAGCACAATGTTTTCCATTTCCACAGATGATTTCACAGCACCATTTTCTCCAGCGCGTTGTGGTTGGATGTAGATATATGCTACATCCGCATCGAAACTTACTTTAGCATGAGTCTCAAATTCAACAATTTTAATTCCGCTCATTACACCCTCTCCCCCTCGTATGCTTAACCTTCGGCCCATGAACCGTCCTGCCGCATCTGTACGTTTCGCCCGTCTCCATGTCGTACTCCGTATACGCGCACATCTGAGGCGCAGCTATTGGGTTTTCTGTGAACGCTCCCTCAATAACCGCTGTACCGGCGTCTCCGCGTAAAAGTTTGCCACGATCCACGGCAGCGCCTTTTTGAACGCCGCGTTTATTTCCCGCCAAACCTTTATCCGCCGCCACGCCCGCGCTACCCCCGGTCGCAATTTCCGCATTATTCCCCTCCACCTTAATTAAATTCGCCTCGGCTTGATCGTGATTCTGCTGGTAGCCCTTTAATGTCCTATTTCCTACCAGCGGCAGACCACACTCTATCGACCGCACCAAAACCTTGGCACGACTCCATTCTTTAGCCTTCGCTATTTCCTCAGCGAACGCAATTATTTCATCTGGAATTCTCAATGATGTTGGCTTTGTAGCGTCCATGACTACGTTGTAGCGCATACCAACCGACTTGTCAAGCGCAAAATCGAATTTATTTTTTTCTGCGCTACTTTTTTATTTTCCTAAATTTTTTCTATTTTTATTTTTCTAAATTATCCTGCGCCTTATCCAGTCCCTAAACCCCTGCACAGGACTCCAAGGCGTCATAGACAATCGCGGCAGGCACCACCCCGGACAACTTCCGCATGGCCTGATACGGCCAACTGCGGGCAACTGAAGACTATTCAATCCCCCCTGTCTCATGTACCCCATTAATTCTGTAGATTTAGTGTGTTACCCCCTATAAATGCCCATATATCCCCTATAAATGGACTCTCATACGCGTAAAGTGACTAGCACGCGATACCCCCCGCAATGCCCTATAAAACGCTCTCTATGCGTTTAATTGCGCCTGCCCATTGATAGCGCTTAAGTGTTCGCGGGGGAGCGCTGAAGGCGTCAATGCTCTGGAATAATCTCAATAGTGACCCGTGTACAGTTGCGAGCGGGTATCGGGGGAATTCCGGGAATAATCGGGGAAAATAATTCCGGGGGAATGGCGAGCGGTTGATCGTGAGAGCGGGAAAATAATCCTGGCGGGATGAGGGACCCCGCACAGCGGGGGAAGTCCCCCGTCTTCCCTGTAGTGTCCCTGTTAGATGAGTTCATGTTTTATCCTATCGGCCATGGGGGACCGTTTCGGGCGGGAAAGGGTACTTAAAAGCATACCCCCATAGGGTATTCCGTTACCTTTCAGTTAATGTTTACCAGTGAGTAAATAGCTATGTATATCATTCTACGAGAGATACGCTAATAAACTTTAATCGTACGACTTTTGCTGGTAACGTGTTGATTCTATTAGTGTTCTATCTCAAGTATGTACTAATAGGTAAATGCCCTGTAATCGCGCTGTAATGCCCTTCCCTGCGTCTTAGGAAGAATTATGGGCCGATACCCTTACCTATTGCCTAACAGTTGCGCTACGGGCAAATACGCGATTTTCGCCCTTTCATCCCCGGTATTGACTAATTAGTAACAATCATCCTGCGCGTGTTGCTTAATTCATTACCCCCCCGCTGTGACGGTCCCCGCCATGCCGGGGATATCCCCGCCGATACCCTTTATATATGTATCAGTCTGAGCAGTTATTTATTCCTTGCGCGTCAAGGTTCCCCGCACATTCCTACATATATAGATGAGTCTATTTATTCCTATCGCTCTAACGGTCCCGCTCCATACCTGTACAGTGTTCCTGTAGACCCTTTATAGGCAATAGTTTATAAATAATCACGTTCCATGCATTTTCCCCTTGACAATGGTTTGCCGTATCGACTAACGTAATAGTGTTGTATATGTGTTTAATCCATCAATGGAGCGCTTCTCATGCCCGTTATCAATGCTGCTCAGTTGCAAACAGTTCTAAAGTCAATGGTCCCCGCCCGTTTGCCCTTGCTCATTACCGGAATGCCGGGATGCGGCAAGTCCGATATAGTGGAAAGTGTATCCGCGTCACTTTCCTATGACTTGCTCATCGAACATCCCGCCGTTTGTGACCCTACAGATTATAAGGGACTCCCTTGGGGAATGGCGAGCGGGACCGCAACATTCCTGCCGTTTGGCAACCTTGCAACGGCTCTCAATGCTACCCGTCAAACTGTTTGGTTTTTTGACGATCTTGGACAGGCTTCCCCCGCTGTACAGGCCGCATGTATGCAGCTATTCCTTGCCCGTCAAATAAACGGCAAGGTATTGCCCGATTGCATTACGTTTATCGGCGCAACTAACCGGCGCATTGACCGCGCTGGAGTATCCGGTATCCTTGAACCTGTAAAATCCCGTTTTGTGTCAATCGTGGAACTGGAACCCGATATTGGCTCATGGAGTCAATGGGCATTCTCGAACGGCATCCCCGCAACACTCATTGCTTTTCTAAGGTTCCGCCCGGAACTGTTAGCCAAGTTTGAGGCAACTGCGGACTTGACTAACAGTCCGGTCCCCCGTACATGGGCACATCTTGCCAAACTCGAAGCGCTTAATCTCCCCGCCGATATCGAAGCCATAGCCATGGCGGGAGCGGTTGGAGAAGGCGCAAGTTTGGAGTATTTGACATTCCGCTCCATGGTCAAGTCACTTGTTAACCTTGACGCGATTCTAATGAATCCCGATAAGGCTGCAATTCCTACCAAACCATCGGAATTGTACGCGGTATCAGTTGGACTCGCGGCACGTGCAAACGAAACTAACTTTGCCCGTATTGCAACCTATGCTAACCGGATGGTCACTGAAGCCGGGCGGGGGGAGTTTGCCGTTCTTATGGTGCGGGACGCTATAAGGCGGGATGAGAAAATCCAGTATACAGATTCATTCGTGAGAATGAATTCCGGGGAGTTTGGCCAACTTATTTCAGGCCGTTAACCTTGCACCGTTACCGGAACGTATACCGGAATTCAGGAATGGAGCAAACGAAAATGACGAATTCAGATATGCATACACGGGCAATGCTTGTTTCCTTGCGCATCTCCGCATGGAGCGCTCGCAAGTATGACCGCAAGGTATCACAAGAGACCGCAACCGCTCACAACACTACAATCGACGCGGGACGATACAATAAGTGCCTGCTGCCGGGAGATGCGCCTGCATACAAAGCGCTTGTTTCGCACATTGCGGACTTGAGAGTCAAGCATTATGCCCAAACTCTCGCATGGAGCGATGACGGATGGAGAATCCTTCCAGTCAAGAATTATCAACCGTATACCGATATGGTACGGGCGGGGATGCATACGGCAGATTCCTTGCTCGCGGACTTTGCCCGCGATTATCCGGCATTACAAGAGCAGGCAAGGGTAATCCTAAACGGTATGTACTCTGATACCGATTACCCTTCCGATGTAAGGTCACGGTATGCATGGAGCGTAGAATATGCGCCTGTACCTTGCGGGACTGACTTCCGCGTTACCCTTGCGGCGGGGGAGATCGAAGCTATAGCTGCCCGGACTGAGCAAAGGGTCAAGCAAGCATTCTCTGAGGCGCAGCAGGATGCCGTGCAACGTCTTTATGACACGGTATCAAAGATACAGGGCAAACTTGCAGACCCCGCTGGAATCTTCCGGGATTCCCTCATCGGTAACGCCCGCGAATTGTGCGATATCCTCACACGGTTGAACCTTGCGGATGATACCAAACTTGAGGCCCTGCGCCGTCAAACTGAGCTATTAGCAGCCAGTGAACCCCAAACCATCCGCGATAATCCCGCCGTTCGTGTTGACGTGGCAACTGAAGCGCAGGCCATTCTTGACGCAATGACCGCAACTTACGGCAATTTATACGGGGGTAAGTAATGTCCGCTCAGAGTAAAGTCACCGCTGCCCGCACAGCGCTTGTATTAGAGCAGCCATTCTTCGGGTCCCTTGCGTTATCACTGAAAATGGAGTGTGACCCGTCAACCGATACGGCATGGGTCAATGGCCGTTCGCTGGGATACAATCCCACGTTTATTGATACCTTGACGCATGACCAAACCACCGCCCTAATCGCTCACGAAGTCATGCACTGTGCCTGCGGTCACCCATGGCGCAGGGGCGGGCGGGACTCTAAGAACTGGAATATCGCCTGCGACAAGTCAATCAACCGGGAGCTATCCGAGAGCGGTTTTACCTTGCCGCAAGGTGCGTTATATCCATCCGGGGATGAGGCAGGCAAGTCTTCAGAGTGGATATATGCACGGCAAGGGGAAGAGGATAAGCCGGACCCCGGTAACGGGCAAGGGCAAGGTACACCGCAACAGGGACAGGGTAAGGGGACCCCTGACCCATTGGGGGAAGTGAGGGACGCGCCTATAGGTCCCGATAGTGACGGGGACCCCGCTCCCACTGAGCAGGAATGGAAACAAAAAGCAAGTCAAGCTATGAATGCCGCGAAAATGCAAGGCAAGTTGCCGGGGGGACTTGCCCGCACAATTGAGGCTGCTATAAAGCCTCTAATCGATATCCGCTCCCTATTGCTCAGATTCTTTAGTGAGCGGTCAACCGGGGATTATTCATGGTCCCGCCCTAATGCCCGGTATATCAGTCAAGGATTGTATCTGCCTGCGCTTGAGTCCAAAGCGCTGGGAGATATTGCGGTATTCATTGACACATCCGGGAGTATCGATCAAACGTCACTAGCCTATGCTTGCGGCATAGTCCAAAGCACGATAGACGAGTGTGATCCTGCCGGGGTTACCCTGTACTTTGCTGATACCAAAGTTGCTCACGTGCAACGTTTGGAACGGGGGGACCCGTTAACATGGCAACCAAAGGGCGGGGGCGGGACTGACTTCCGGCCTGTACTAAAGGCAATTGAGGATGAAGGGACCGCGTGCTGTGCCGTTTGCATTAGTGACCTTGACGGCACATTCCCGGATACCGCTCCAAACTTCCCCGTGCTATGGCTATCAACCGATACCGCAGCTGTTGCGCCGTTTGGCGAAACGGTCCCGGTAGACAGGTAAGCTATCAGGGGGAGTGTATACCGCTCCCCCGCGTTATCCCATGGGGGCAAGGTCAATTCTGCCATGGGGGAGTATCAGCGGGACCCTAGCAATCGCACCTTGAGGCATTGCAAGGGCAAGAAACGGCATTATGCAAGCATTAGCAAGCATGGAGGGGGAATCAATGAAAGATTATGCTGTAAGTGTTGGAAACCGGGGATGCATTGCAAACCATTGCAATGAGTCTGATGCATGGCATGTATTTGCTCACTATTGCCGTCTAGCGGCGGGGGAGCATACCACGGTGTACCTGTACCATGGCAATACCTTGCTTCAGTCAACGGA